TAGTTTACTAACTACACCAGGAAGCTTACTTTTATTCACTGGTTTTACAGATACTAAAGATATTTTTGGAAGACTTACACTTCCTTTATATTCTTTACCAGGTTTGGCGCTTTTACCATCGACTATAACAGCAGCTATATGTCCTGCTATTAAATCCTTCATACTAGGAGAACTTTTTTGTTCAAGCAGATTTAGTGGGGAACCCTCTGGAGCTGATACTCCTTGATCTATAAAATTCTGAATAAAGTTACTTATAACTTTATTCATAGTATCTTTTGCATTCTTTTGTACTGCAGCTGTAAAAATCCCTCTGGCTCCTTGATAGGTACTAGCACCTGTTTTACCTAGTACTCTATTTACTTTACTTCCAGAGGCTATATTAGCATCCTTACCTTGCCATTCAATAAGCCAATTACTAGAAGTTTTCCTATACTTAGCATTAATTTCTAAATCTAGGCCTTTAATATCACTAGTAGCTATGTCATATTCTTCTAGTACCCCTACAAGGGCATCTATAAATTCATCTAGTGCCTTTAACTGAGATTCTGAATTTGTAACTCCGGCTTTTCTAATATCTTCTTTTGTAAGATTGATTAGAGTATTAGAATAACCGAATACATGTCCTTTATGATACTCTTGTTCTGCTACTTTTTGTATAGCCTGTTTACCAACATTCTTTAAACCAGCATTCTCACCAATTAAATCTAAAAACCTTTCTATAGAATGGTTTAAAGTTGAAAATTTTAATTCAGGAAAAACTAGCTGCTCTTGGCCGTCTATATTCCTATATTTAACAATGTCGAAATAGTTAATACTTCTTTCGACATTATTAATTTCTTTAAATATACTGGCGGCTCTATCTGAGCCAACTAACGTTTCTAGTGTCTCTTTTGTCAATACAAAGTCTACCATAGAGTTAGATATAGCTCCTTTGGAAGATTCTCTAGTTTGATGCACAAAAGAAGAGTAAGGGTGTTTTTTATTAGAAAGAGTTTTATCAAACCAATATTTAAAATTAGGATTATCAAATAAAGCTCTAAATTCTGGTGCGCTCATTAATCCCAGCTCGCTTTATACATGTCTAGAACACGGCGAATATGTGCCGGCAAGGCTGCGCTTGTAATGTACTCAACCTGTACTGTGTTAGTACCGGGAGCTTTTGGACTATGAACTGCCATGTCATTTTTAACATAGTAGGTAACTAGGTCCATTACAGCCAATTTCAGATCCTCTGGAATAACTTCGTATCCCGCAGTGTATGTAAATTGGTAGCCGTTGATTGCGCTAGGAAAGTCTCCTGAGAGACTCATGATAGCATCGTTCTCGATATCTACTATGTAATCTGTAAATTCCACGAGCGATGTGTAGTTTTGCCCGTAGTCAGAACTGTAATCAACCGAAGATACAGATAGTAGAGGATACTCTTTAGGTAAGATACTTGCACCATATCCGGCATTTGTTGTCTCCGTAATTGCGTCATTAACATAGTCGATGAAAGTGCGTCGGCAGTACGTCTTTACAAACGTACTAACTTTAGGAATTATAGCATCTACAATCGCATCGGAATTATCGCTGGTTATACCAACATATGCCTTATATTCTTCTCTTGTAATTAAAGGTAATCCCATATGTGTTCCTTATATCTTTTATAAGGCACAGGCCTTATAAAAGATAAGGGCCGAAGCCCTTATCTTGAACGTTAGATCAATTCCAACGAAGTACGTCGCAACCGATACCAATATTGGTAGTTAGTTGTGTCATACCTGTACGTAGCGATGCTACCATAACCTTACGTTGAGTTTCAACTAGGTCTTGCGTATCGAAACGTAGGCCGCGCTGATTGCCAACTACGAAGTTAGATGTAGCAACTGCGATAGCACCAATGTTAGTAGTAGTGCTTGACGAACCAGTAGTCTTGTTATGTAGTTCACCAGATACGATAACTGGGCTATTACCAACCATACCAACCATACCGGTTAGTAATGTTGCCTTAGATCCTACCTTATCCATAGTCTGGAATGTAGTATCATCAAGTAGATCATAGTACACGTCATTACATACGATAAATGTAACATTATCAGGCTCTAGACCCCAAACTCCTAGACTCTTACGTAGAGCACGTAGTGTTGCAACAGAGGCTGCACCAGTGTTAGTAACTAGGTTAGTAGAGGTTGCATCATAAGTTGCGATACCCTTAACAGGATCAGCACCCGCACCAGCACCTAATAGGAATGCCTTGTCAACAGACTTGGCAACACGACGCACCATGGCATCGCGGATGATAGGTAGCAGAAGAATAAGAGAATCTTCCTCTTCTTCATACATCAGATACTCAGTGGTAGCTAGCTTGTATGAATTTAGAGTGATTTCTTTTAATTGGTGAGTTTGAGCAGCACCAGGCGACGCTGTAGTACCGAACTGTGTGTTCGTTACCCATGTACCGTATCCAGCTTCAGGATTTAACGGAATGGTCATAACGTTAGTTTGCATAGCAATCTGACGGAACAGAGGTGCAGCAACTAGCTTACGACGAACTTCGCTTTCCATGTTTAGAGAAACTTCAAGTTCCCATGTGGTCGATGCCTGGTGGGAAGGATCCTTACCACCAACAGCAGCCTTAGCTAGTAGATCACGACCAAACTTGGTGTCTTCTACACGCTTGCCACTCATCTTCGATAGAAGAATTGCCTTTTCTTTATCAGCATAGCTGATATCGCTAGAATCTTTACCTTCAGCGAAAGTCATTTTGCTCTTTTGAATAGCTTCTAGTTCAGCAGCCTTCTCTTTTAGAGTGGCTTCTAAGTCGGCTAGCGACTTCTTGCCTGAAGCTTCAACAGCTTCGATGCGTGCCGTCACTTCAGCTAGTAGCTTTTCAGCACCAGTTGTAGACGGGGTTACGGCAGCGACTGCCTTGTTAATACGATCTTGCATAGCAGCATCTGCAGCAGCTTGTGCTTCTGCTTCGGCCTTAGCCTTAGCTTGCGCATCTAAAAGTGCCTTAGTAGCATTAGTAGCGGCCTTTTCAGCAGCATCAGCTAGCATTTGTTGTAGTTCTTTTGGATCCATTCCAATTTCCTTTAATGTTATGCCGCTTGTTTCCGTAGAGGATTCTAGCCCTTTAGCTGACTCGCTTTTGGGTACAAACTGCAGTTTGAAACTCTTATAATCGTCATCGTTTTCGAATGACTTAGATAAGCTAAATAACGTATCTTGATTACAAGGTACTGATACCACTGAAATCTCAATTAGTTCTAATTCTTTAATAACAAATAACTCTGCTGCCGAGTTGTATTCCGCATCTAAAACACGGAACCCGACACTGAAGGCTGTTACCACTCCATCTTTGATTAGATTAAAGATTTCTGCGGCTGCAGAAACTCTTGCCTTAATCCATAGTCCCTTATCATCCACCTTATGTTCAACCATTCGACCTATAGGGTCGTCATGATCGTGATGGGCTAAAATAATAGGATTAGCCAGATAATTTAACATTCCCTTTTCCCATACAGAAGAAGGGATTACATCACCGGATCTGTCTACACTGTTAGCGCTGGCGTAGCCACTAATAAAAATACTATCAATTTTCTCATCAGCTGATGGAAGTTCTTTAGTGAACTGACTATCTAGATGGAAAACCTTGTTAAGAATAGTCATTCATCCACTCTCCTTCACATAAAATATGCATACATTTGTACGATTATGCCTATTATACTACCTAGGCAAACAAAAGTCAACCCCTAAATTTTAACTAGGGGTTGACTAAGTGTTACTTATCAGACTCGGCTTCAGATATTTTTAGCTGCGGCTTCGGCCGCTGGCTTTTTAGGCGCTCCGCCCACACTAGGATTTGCAGCTGAGCCTGCAATATTAGCTGGTACGCGTAATTTATCACTCTCGGGATCCTTATCTTTCTCGTATCTTAGTTCAATACGAGCCTCGTTTGGTGTAAGTACACCTCCGTTGACAAGAGTCGCGTGATAAGCTGCGATATCCTTCATTTCGGGCTGTAGAGCAGATACGTTACTAGTAATGGCATCAATGTCATATCCGGACATGTGCTCCATAGCTGAAACATACTTACGCACAATAGGCATAACTGTCTCTAGGTAGAATAAACGAAGATTCGGAGAAATGTTTGCCTGATTGCCGCCATCTAATAGAACCGGCGGAACCCCAATAGTCTCTAATATCTTTACATTGTGAGTTTTTATACTAACGTCGAAATCTAAATCCTTGAAACTAGAGTTTCCGCCCGATAGTTGCATTGGTTTAAGTCCGCTGTCCAAAATGACTGGCTTTTTGCCCCCGCCCTTTGCACTGTACTGTCGCAACCAATTAAGTAATGTCTTTTCCTTAGCTTGCTGGCTAAGGGTATTGTCTGTTACAATAGCTAGACCAAAAATAGCTCCATTTTCAAAGAACCCTTCTTGGAAGTCCTGCATCTTATATAGAATCTTAATGTTACGTTCAGCAGATTTTAGTCTGCTAGTACCACGATAGATTGAGTCACCGTTTAAATCTCTAAAGTGTGCTATCTCATCTGGTTTGAATTCGATAAGACTATTGTATATATACTTATTTATGAATGTTTTTGTATCAGGTATAATCTCTACATTTATTGCAGGTAGATGATACATGAATGCTCCATCGAAATAGATGAAAGCGTTACCCTCAAGCATGAAGTCTGTAAATACTGCTGTTCGAAATGCTTGGATTGATTGATATGGGTTAGGTCTAAAATTTAATATGGTATTAAGTGACTTCTGACGCATGCCTGGATATGCGCCATCGTGCGTCTTATCCATAACATCGTAGTCTAAACTGGCGCATGCGCTAACAACCATGTTTACTGCACGGTTGACAGCTTCTAAACTTTTAATTGCAGTATTATAGTTAGGTGAATAATCAGAAGGTACTGTGTAGCCTTGATTTATAGCGATTTCTTCTTGTGCGGGATTAAACTTTTGTTTAATCCAATCTGTCCACTTCATAGGTTTCCTTACGTAAATTGACTAAAGAATGAGTGCCCTAAGTCTTTAACTACGTTAACCTCTCCGCTTTCAGCCCTAGCTTTAAGTCTTTCGATCCAGTTTGCTTGTTTATCAGCAGTGTGCAAAGCAGGTTTCTTGCCGTATACTCCGTGTAACTTTACGTGATCGCGGTTACATAGTGTGTATACGTCTTCATAAATCTCTTTGTGGTGTTCTGCAATAAACTGATCTCGGACGGCTAGAATGCCTTCATCGGTTGATATGTCGTAATTATTTCTCTGAGCCCACGTCTCTAGTAGGATTGTGATCGAGCGCGTGTGGTGCAACTCTAGGTCCGTAGTACAACTACAAATATAACAGCGGTCTTTCTTGTCATAAGCAGCTTTCGCTTTGTCCCGAACCCACT